GGCGTAGGGTTCGTTGTCACAGAAGCCGACTGTTCTATATCCGTTACATCTTGCGGCCAAGGCAAATCCACCGATCCCGCTGAATAAGTCGAGGTGTGTTTTTTCATTCATTTCTTTATATACTTTGACCGCCACCCGTTGTTATGCGCGTATTGAACAAGCTTCCTGTCAACATTCCATGCGCGTGAAATCGAGGAAACTGTATATCCATTTTCGTAAAGCACCTGCCAAATTCTGTACCGCTTGTCAACGGATGTTGCTGAGTTTCCCTCATACCTTACGGCATCGGTTATCTTCAACTCTTTGCTTTCCTTGATCGGCTTAATGGCCATGACCATTGCCATCTTCCTGTGCAACTCCTGCTTCTCGGATTCAAGCTTTCGCGTTGCAGCTTCAAGCCCGTTGACCCTGGCTGTCAATACATGTATCGGATTAATCTGTTCCAGTGTGTGCATCTTTCTTTTCTCCTTTTCCAATCAGTTCCCATGCGATCACCATTGCAGAATCAATCTGCCCGATGATCTGGTTTATTTCGATTGCCTGCCCGTGGCCAACGTCACCCCTCAACTTCACCAGAAGGATTCTGGCTTGGTTAAGGATGTCACGTTGCCACGAGAGGCGTTGCGTCTCCGTTACGATCATTTACCCATCATGCGAAACTTACGCCCACCGGCCTTGGGTTTTACCCCAGCCGAGCGCAGTGCGATGGCTAGGATCTGCTTCTCGCTGCGAGGCGTTCCGCCAGCACCGCGAGCCTTACCCTTCTTCATGTTGTCCGCACGCAGTTCCTTGATGTTCTTTCCGATGTCTTTTCCTAATGGCATGGTTATTCTCCTGTTGTTCTCACGAATCTACCGGTTAAAAGATCCAACTCCCAACCGTGTCCATGAAATTTGTCATAAAGCATTTGGTTCATGATGTATGCAAGTGGTCCTGAGTCATCCGACATTAACTTTCCTGGCACGCATCTTTCTGTTTTCAATATTTCCTCCAACGCCTTGACGTGCTTTCGATTTATTTCTTCGTAATACATTTGACGTTGGACAGGAAAGAGCAATAGGTGTATCCGCGGATTGTATAATAGACTGCCGAAGTTTCTGGCGTTGCATCCATGCACACGATCCAGTTCCCGCCTCCGACCTCGCGACCATCAATAAGAACGTCTTGGGTTGTGTCTGGTTCATTTTGCTTGTGCATAGTGTGGCCTCGGCTGTTGGGGCGCGTCAATACAAAAAGATGGATTCTCGCATCGGCGGCAATCCTTAATATCAAAATCAAGGATCTCGCCAGAGTTAAGCATGATGGTAAATATTTTGTTATGATCCATTCCGTAATCCGTAACCAAGAATGCCAACCCCTCTCCCTTGGGAGTCATCATCCAGATTTCTGGATTTAACTGCATCATTTATTTTCGCCCCAAAACGTGCATACGGCTGCAAATATTACAATCCAAATACAAAAGATAAGCCAATCACTCATACGAATGCCGGTCCCGTTATCCATGCAACCAAAGCCCAGCGCGTTCCCCATATTGGAGCCTTGGCACGATGTTTCATCCATGACGGGAAGAAGCTGGCCGCACCTTGATTACCCGATTCTTCACTGTTATGCCAATTGCCATCTACCTGCAATCCGCCAAGCATGTAGTCGGTTGACTTTGAAAGGTTGATGACCATCGTCATCTTGCGTATGTCACCATCCGTTTCAATCGCATCAAAGTGCCACCTGAACCATTGCCCTGGGAGATAGCGCAAGACCTGCAACTGCTGCATTTCGGTTATATTAAACTTGTAGTGTTCGTTGTTAACCTCGTCCGTCACTGCTGCGACATAATTATAGATCCACTTAAATCCATCTGATTTTGGAACCCAACACGAATCGCATGTTCTGGCAAAGCTTTTAATATTCCTACCGTCCTTGCCAAGAACCGGAGCGCGCTTCATGCCTATAATTGAAGCATCGTGAATAATCATTTCGCACTGACCTGCGGTCAATACGTTTGGAACCGTTACCGCCGTGAGCGTTTTTTGTTTGAACTTTTCTTTGTGCATTTCTTTCCTTTGGTTTGAATGAATCGTCTTAATGCCTGATTAAATCCGTAGCTAAACAAAGCATCTCCATCACTGGTAATCTCGCGCAGCGCAGCGTGGCATATTTTGGATTTGGTTTCCTCATCAACCTCAATATCCAATTCAACCATTTGAACTTTACGCTCTGCAAGAATCTGGATCTTTCCTAATCCACCCACCTTGTAATCCTTTCCACAAGCCAGAATAGAAAGCCTCCCAGGAACGCAATCATGGATACTGTTATCGCGCATAGTACAACTATGATTCCAATCTGCTGTATGCAGTCAAGCGCAAATTTTGCATATTCAATTAACATTTTTAAGTCCTTTCTTGATTACCCTACTGAGCGTTGCTTGGTCAATTCTGACTCCGGCAACCTTGCACCAAAATAACACAGTCCCATTCTTGACATCGCGGACAAGTGACCTGACTTCCTTAGCGTCCCTGTAGCAGTTGCAATCCGAAAGTTTACCAATGCGGTTCTTGGTGAGCCTGAGTCCATCCAGCACACCTCTGCGCTGTAAAAGCTTGATGTCCCGCATGGCTCTGATTGCGACTTCTCCTGCGAGTTGTTTGATTCGGTCATCTTCGTCTCCTCTGGTGAATTGTGCTGAGATCATCTGCGCTTCCGCTTACCGCTACGCTCTTGGCACCACATGGCGTAGGCATTCCAAAGATCGGCTGCGTCCTGTGCCTTGGCCTTATCATCAAACAAGTCTTCGATGGATGGCAACCCATTCGGAGGCACAGTACCCCACAAGCGCGGTCCAATCGGGTTTCCGGCCATCGTGGTCACACGCCACTTGCCTTCCTCCCGCTGGACTCGCACCGGAGTCATCGACCAAGTTCTTTCAGTTTGGCATCGTCTGTTCTGATGGTTTCAATAAGCTTATTCATATCCGCACTCTGTCCTGCGTAATGGATGATGTTTGCATCCTTGTAGCGATCCAAGCCAAAGTGTTCCTCCACGCTGGTCATGCAGTTGTATGCTGGATCTATGCTGCATGTGGCTGTTGCCCATAGATGCAACTGCATATTCATCCATGTCTGTTCTGCGAAGTGGTTTGGGAATAGGCCAATGGGCGGCTGGGATAACGCGCCAACAGCCTTTGGCGTGATTACAAACACGCCGGTGTTATAGTAGAAGCTAGGCTGCCAACCTTGCACATATCCAAAAGCATCGGCCAATCCTTTCAACCCAGGCTTGCGGTCTAAATACGACCCCTCATCCAGTGCCATGAAAGTGCAGTCTGGTTCCAGCAACGCACCAATCTCATCGCAATCTTCTGTCACAAGAATGTCACAATCCAGAAACGTCACCTGCTCGTATCCCTTGGTTGCAATGATGTTTCCTATGGCCAGCTTGCTGTACTGCACCGGCTCGACCAGCGGCTTCTCAATTGAGATAAGGTCTATCTTGTGTCGCTCGCAATAGGACTGCATGCGCGGCCTGGTCAACTCCAGAACCTTGTGCCAACTGTCTCCAAACGCCTGAGTGATTAATGCTTTCTTCATTTCTCGATTTTTACCCAAGCTTCAAGCGGAAGGTTCTCTCCACAAAATCCAACCTGCATCTCTTTCTTTTCCTTTTCGTTGATTCCATACAAAGCCCATCCTCCGTCAATCTTTTCAACTCTGGTGATTTTCATGCAACCTCAAATACGTCACCGGCCTTCTCTCTTATCATTTCCTCTGCTACGCGCACAAGCTTTTTGTCTGGGTTTTCAACGCTATTTCCGCTTAGCATAATGCTAAGATTCTTAACTTCACAATCCTGCGGAACATCGGTTACAAAATGTTCGCGATAACCAACAGGACCAATATCTTCCCTCGAAACGCGCAAGACCGCGTCTGCAATCACGTCACATATTTGTCCTTCCCATATAAACCTTGCTTCCAAACAATCCATTTCAATTTCTCTCATAATCTAGGTAGTCCTTTCTTTAGTTGTTGCCATGCAAACAATGCTCTTACCACAGCGCGCTCCAAGTGGTCAAGCGCATTCTCACCAGACTCGTCTGGGTTTGGGTGATTTAGATGGATCTGCTGCTGGGCAGTTACAGCGTGTTTTATGCAGCGGGTAATGTGGTAATCGTATGTGGGCTTATCCTTCCAGAACCATTCTCCATACGCAGACTTGGCTGATCCGTTACCCATCACCCTCCACACAATTTCGGATGCGGCATTACCCATTTCCTCGATTGTGGGAGGGTTGTCCATTACAATTTCATTCCTGGCGGTGTATACTCCTTAACCCACGCCCAAACCTTCTGCATGGCGCAGAAAGCGATACCGGCTTGGTACAATTCATCCTCATCCCACTGATGATGCTTTATGTATTCTGGATCATTTGATGCTAGTACAACAGAGACGCAGGCACACTGCGGATTCTCGCTCGCATTTCTATAGGCCCACAATTGTTGCGCATCAGTTGGATACCATGGCGCAGCGTTGTACTTCTTGTTAATCTTGCGGTTTTTCAGATCAATGATTGCATCTCCAATTCCTTTTAGTCTGACGTATGCGTCACAGCGTCCGGCATAACCTGGACCAATAAGGCTTTTCTCGCACCAATAGGTTTTCTCGACATTCTCTTCTGCCCAATTTTTGAATGTCTTGATGTACGGAGCAAGAGTTTCGTCCGTGGAAACAGATCTTCCAAGGAGAATGTTCTCCATGCACTCGTGCATGCGGCTCCCGTGCTCCGCTGCTTTTGTTGTTTGTTCCTTGCTGTCCTTGACAACTCTTTTTGCATATTCGCCTAGATCCTCTCCCTCTTCTCTTGGAAGAGTTAATGCAGACATTATGGCTTGTTCGATGCGCCAAGATACCAGTTGCTCTTTATGCAAGATCCCCTGGACGCTGGTAACCGATGGGAGTAACCCCATCTTCCGCGCATCGGCAACCGTGGTGTTTCGCTCGTTGCCATTCTTTCCAATGATAACGTGCGCGGATTCGCCTTGTTCTGTGTACCAATGACCTGCGTCATCGGTCTTAACAAGCCTGGATTGAACAGGCTCTTTCTGTGTTAAGATGAGTGCCATTAGAATGGCACCACATTGCCGTTTTCGTCTTTATGTTCGACAGCCTTGCCCTGCGGTACGCTGGCCGCACCGGACAACTCCTTGCTTTCAAGAATCTTGCCCTGCAACCATTCTGGCATGTTCGCAAACGCACCACTTTTTCCTTCCTCGATCTCGTAGAACACCTGGTCGTTCTCGGTGGTGGTAGGTGCCTTGACTGACTTGGGCAACTTGGCCAAGCCTTGAATGGAGCAATACTCGCGCCCAGCTTGGCTGGTCTTGTTGACAAGCGTAAGCATTGCGGCTTTACCCAATAGGTTCTTTAGGTTGAAAGCAGCAAGTTCTTTGCTGGTAAATGCCTGTCCACGCCAAGTCTCTAGGTGCTTGCGGAGTGTTGCGCGCTCGCCAAGAGAGCGTGTCAACTCCATGCTGACTACCATTGGCTTGGTAACTTTGGTTGTCTTGCCGTTTTCGGTAACTTCGCCTTCGATGGTCTGCTCTGGAAGTTCAAAGGAAAGGCGAACCTTGGGGGTCCACTTCTCTTCTCCGTCCCAATTTGTTTTCTGCGTGCCAAGATCCACTATGGAGAAACAAACTCCAGTGGTTGCTCCGGCTTCTGGCAGTTGGCGTTCTTTGTTGTTCGATTCAGTTGCACTTATGGTTAGGCTCATGTCATGTCTCCTTTGGTTATTGATGGTTGTATTGATGTTGAGGTTGAAGTTGCATAAAATCCTTGCGCCACCACGTTGTGCTGTGGCGGAATAATTTCAATCTTTAAGTTCGGAGGGGCAATGTGACGTGCAATCTCGCAAACGTCATCAGCCTGGAGGATCACAAGCCATTTCTTCTCGCCATTGCGCCGAAAGAATACTGATGGAATTTTGCTGTCAGGACAATCTTTAATTGCTTGGCGCATCCACTCCTCTGGCTTGATCTGTTGGCACCGCTTGCCCTCGATGTGGAATGGAAAGTTTTCGCATACTACATCGCCAGATCCGCCCTCTGGATTTCCAGCGTATTGCTGTGTGCGTCTGGCCTTCTGCCATCCTTGTTCGCGCAAATAGTTCGCTAACTCCCGCTCTCCAGCCGCACCCTTACGCCTAGAATTGATTGCCATGACCGCGACATTAGCGGTAATGTCAAATCTACGTCAAGCTTCTTTTTTTAGGTCTTCTTTCATTACGGCCAAAAGCCCCATGCCAGACAATTTCTTGCATACCTCTGGATGGTCAATAACCCACTTGGCGCACTGTTCAAAAGAATCCAGGTTTTTAAGCGCATCCTCAAATGTGCGCCATGCTTTAACGGACTCCTTTAGAGATCGCTGATTATGCGCCATGATGAACCTGTTTTTATGTGGCATTTCTTGCTTTTTGATTTGCATTTGCTTGGCTTGAATATCCAAAACAAGTCCGCATCCATAGCCCAACATACAATGTAGTCAACCATTGATTTATTATAGATGCTTTTATTATTTGATCCCACCGATGTCATAAATCCGTACCTGTTTCTTCTTGGATCTTGTTTTTCGCTGGTCTTAACTTGAATGCGATGAAATTTACCATACTTTTCAGCAACCAAATCGTATCCAGCATAATCTTCAATTGGCGTAAGCACGCTGTAACCATTGCGAAGCAAGGCTCCCGTAACCCTGGCCACACCTACTGCACCTATTTGGCGGTTTGATAATTTCATGCTTGACGCGCTTTCGAATATACCCCAGACTTTTTACATGAAAAGAATAATACTAGCGATGGCGGTGCTGGTGGCACCGGTGATGGCGGAGGATGATGATGCAGATTCTGCTGATTTTGTTGGAGCAGTATTAAAGCAGAATGGGTTTTCATGTGGACGCGGTTGTGTCATATCAGAGGATGGCGGAATGGCTTATTCATCGTCATCTGGTAGGTCAATAATTTCAACTGATGGTTTTTACTATAAATCTGGAAGTAGTGTTGTTGGAAAAGATGAGGCATTTATATCAAAATCCAGAAATTTCTTTTATGGAACCTCCGCAACGATTAAGGCTGGTTCTGCCTATATGAATGGAGATGCTGTTTGGGTTGGATCTCAAAAAGAGGATAATGATTAAACACCAAATGCTGAAAGTCTGTTCCTAATTCTGCTTTCAAGCCCGCCGATAAACTTCTTTCTGGCTGGATTGGCTTGAGCCATCCTATATTCATCATTTAATTGAGCCTGACTTGCTGCACGCATAAGCGCGCGTGGATCGACCTGATTTATTGCAGCAAGTGTTTTTGGCCCAAGACCTCCATCAACAGCAACATTCTGTCCAAGAGTATTCAATCCTTGTTGGATATATTTCGTTGCACCGCCCATCCCACGATTAAACGCGAGATCCTGCGCAAACGGCCTAATTGGTTCTGGTAATTTATTGACGAATGGGCTTGTATATTCTTTGACATATTGTGCCGCAGCTTGCGCTCTTTCTTGCGCTGGCAACGCCGCGATTCTTTTGAAGGCATCTGGGTGATATTTATCGTTAATACCGGCAACCTCAAAATTACCACCCATATCTCCTGCTGGCAATTTATAGACCTGCACGTTTCCCTGCTTATCCTTTCTGGCCTCCCAATCAATTGTCTTTAGTGCTGCTGTTTGCAAAATATCTTGCTTTGGTTTTGTCTGCATGGTTTGTGGCTCCTCTATAAAGTCGAGTTCTGGTTGTTGTTTGGCTGGCCGAATAGATTGATTGAAGTATTCTTTGGCTTTTTCAATCGGAGCAATCTTTCTAATTTCATCTGGCACTGCCTCATATCCAGTACCAGTAAGCTCTCTTGCCACCATATCCTTGCGAAGCTCTACATCTTTAGATGGGTTCATTGCAAACTTCATTGTTTTTCACCTCGTTTAATTCTGTTCCCATATTTCGATATGAATTGCTTGCGGACATCATCGCCAACCCTTGCGTATGCGCTACGAAGAACAATAACCTTTTCCTCATCCTTCATTTTCTTGAAAGTATTGTCTGAAAACATTGCCTCCGCTGCCATTCGGTTTGCCTTGCCGCGCATTCTTGCATAATCCTCATATAATTCTGGATCAAGCCTGTATTTAACATTATCCAGCGTAAAATTACGAAGAGGTTTTGGTGGGACAACATCACCATCATCCGTTGCTTTGAATATCTTATAGATTCCAAGCGTAATTGGATCATAGGAAACCTCGCGACCTTTCGTAACATCAAAGAAATTGTATGCTATTGGATCTGCTCCTTCTGGAGTTTGCGGAACCTCTCTTCCCCAAATGTCTATCCTCCTTGGCATATCCTCATCCATGTTTGGAAGTCTTCTTTTTAAGACTTCTCCGAATATGTTAATCATTCTTTCAACGCCTTCACCTGGAACATCTTTAATTTGGAACTTCTCAGGCATTGTTTCGCGCATTGACCTGGATAATGCTGTTAGCGTATTTGGAAATGGAATAGATGACACAACTCCATAGTAGTCTGAAATCCACTTGTCGAGCGTTGCCCCACTTCCATCCAGCATGGCTGAAAGCAAGCTATTAGTTCCCTTCAAGAAACTTTGGTTAAACGCAAATGAAAGAGTTTCTGGAAGTAGTGATGACAGCTCAAGGCCACCTTCCTTTCCTGGCTTGGTTGCATCCATTGCAGAATTAATGATTGAAAGAATTGCTCCAGTAATACCCATTTTATCTAATGATATAATTTTATCACCAGGCTCAATAGCTGTTGATTCTCCATTTGCAAATCTATTTAATGCTGACATATTTATATTTCTTGGTGCAAGAGTTTGATACTGCACATCTCTTGCTTTTTCAGATGTTGATGGTTTTCCTCCAATAATTCCCTCATCTGACAAAGTTTTTGCTACTCCAATCAATACTGATCCTGTCAATGCTTTTCCAATCATCATTTGAGATGTTCTATAATCCTTTGAACCTGCCGCATTAACAGCCTTAAATAGGGCATAGGGTGGAATAGAGAACTCAAGCATTTCATCAATTACATTTGCTGGTGTCTTTGCGTATGGAATAATTGATTTTCCAATCAATCTTGCTATTCCAGATTGGCTGCCAGCACCAAATAGATTTGCTGCACTAAGTGCAGCCCTTGTAAGCCATGTATCTTGCTGGAATACTGCTTCTGCTGCCTCTTGCTCTATTTTTGACAACTGCTGTGTCGTTGGAAGGCGAACTGCTGTTTGTAATGCTTTTCCAGTTAGACCAGCCAATTGCGCTTGCTCAGATAGCAATCTAGCTTGAGCTATTCTTCTGAATGGAGCGTCACCAAGTTGCAATAAACGCAACATGGTTTCAGCCGGAACTCCTAGCGTTGCCTCTGTTGCCAACCTTAATCTATCCAAAGCCTGTATGCTTGCTCCTCTAAAACCTTTTTGAATTGGCTTTGCCAGACCTTCTCCTGTCCAAAATTGCTTAAACGCAGTAAGTGGCTTAAATCCTTTGATTTTCTCGCCAGACAGCAAACCTTCTGCACTTAATCCACGCCGCACACCAACAAGACCCTCTCCAAGTCCTCGCAGTCCAGCTTTCCCAGCCTCAATTGTTCTGGTTATTCCACCAGTTGGAGGCGCAATTAGCCTTGGTCCAAGCTCTTTGCCAGTAAGTTTTTGAAATGCCCTACCAATCTCCTGCGTAACAAACGCTCCTTGTCTACTTGCCATGCGAAGAGGAGCGTTAATTACATTACTCCAAATATTTGTTGTAAGGGATATTGGAGAAAGCAAATTTCCTTGGATTATTGTTGGTAGCGTTTCAGAAAATAATTTCTTAGGTATAAGTCTTCCTTCAAAAACTTGCAAATTGTAAAGAGATTTTGTGTAATCCTTTTCCGCATTAATTGCTGCTTTTATGTCAACATCATCAAGACTATTCCTAGCCTTTTCAGCCAATAAGTTAAATTTATTTTCGGCACTATTGGAAAGCTTCTTTAGGTTTGCAATCCTTCCAGCCATTGCCTCATCTATTCTGTATCCACTCTTCTCGACAACCCTTGCAACCGCGCTTGCATAAGCTGATGGCTCCATTTTGATTAGCTTGAAAACATTAAGCCTTTGACCGAGATCAGTCCCTGGCTTTGTGACCATCTCAAGATACTGATTGGCACGCACTGGATCACCAGCGTCAGCGTAGCGCTTGTACATAGTGACTTTTGCCACATCACCAACAATGTCATTTCTTGAGTTTGCCGCGTTTATAACATCTTCATTTGGAAGATCCAAGAATTGTTGTTCAAGCTCCTTTATTGATTTGGTCTTGTAAATAACATCACCTTTAGCTACTTCACGCATCGTTGCCTCTGGAGCTAACTTCTGTTCGATGATCCTCTGTGGGGTCTTTCTAATCTTCTCGCCAACACCTGGAGTTGGAAGCTGGATAGGTTCTGCTGCTACTTTTCCAGCTACTTCTTCCGCTTTCGGAGCAACAGCTTCAACTGCCTTTGGCAAAGTACCCTCAACCGCTGGAGCAATAACAGGCGCAACAGATTCAGTAATAGGCGCAACTTTGCGTGTTAATGCGCCACCTAATCCCTTGGCCAATCCAGCAATTCCGCCTCCAGTTGGAGTAAGAATAGATGCAGCAGTTGTAGTTATTGGATATTTCTCAACATCACGCTGCAACACTTCGCTAATGCGAGCCATGCGCTCTGGACCTAGCAACGCCTTGCCAGCAGCTTCTTGCCCCTTCTGGCCTGCGATGAATCCACCGATACCAGCAATCGCGCCAGTAGCCAGCTTTGGAAGTATGCCACCAGGTGTAAGTGCGGCAGCGGTTTCAGCGGCTACAGCACCAGTAGTTGCTGGAATTACTTGGCTAGCTACAGTGCGTGCAATTGCGCCAAGTCTGCTAGGTTCTTCTGGTTCAAGTTCAAATGAATCAACATTTCCATCCTTATCAGCCTCAAAGCGCACAACCTTACCTTCCTTATTCCTGCCAATTGCAAAGCCAATTCCAGTAGCCTTATCAGTTCCAGACGATACTGTTTCAATACCAAATTTTTGCGCTTCCTTTACGGCTGGAATTGCGGCTTGCTCAATAATGCCTTCAGCCAACGCTTGCGCTGTTGGCTTGTATCCTTCGGCTATCGTGCCATCCGGCCTGCGGATTATACCCATTGCATCAACGGCTTTACCAGCCTGAATTGATGCCTGCTGTGGAGTTGCGCCCGCTTGTAGTTGTCTTTGAGTTTCCTGCTGGAGAACAGCCTGGCGTTCTGGAGAAATAACCTCTTCTGGTTTTCCTCCTGCGGCAAGATAATCTGCTTTGGTTAAATTTCCTGCATCTTCATTTGATAATGGAACAAACTCTAAATCTTGTTCCTGTTCTGGAACGAACTCAAGCTCTGGCTCTTTGGCCATTGCTTACTGCCTCGCTTGCAGTCTTCCTGGCTTACCGTTGATGTATATCAATTCTCCTGGCTTGACACCAGCAGACCGAGCTTCTTGCAGACTATTGAAATTCTTTGTGGTTTTTTGTGTTGGCTGTGACTGCTGTTCTTGCTGCACTGAAGGTTGCGCTTGTTGTTCGACTTGCGGTAACGGAGTTTGTCCTTGATCCATTTGATCCATCTGGCCAGTTTGTTTATTGAAGCCAAGTTCAGCAAGTCTATTTTGCAAAACGCCACGCTCCAATTCAAGCTCCTTCATTACATCTGTTCTTTTCTTCATTCCAACAAGACCAAGACCAAGCTCCATTGCGCCAGTTCTAGTGTCACCCTTGGCAAGCTCAAGCTCTTGTTTTAATTTTTCTTTTGAAATTTTTGACATTCTTTCGCTGATTGCCTCTCTTTGCGCCTGAATGTCTTCATTGTCCAGCGATTGTTGATTTGAAATTGTTGTATTTATACCAGAAAGTATTGGGCCAAATGACGGATCTTGACTTAATCTTGGCAAGTCTTTTAATTTTCCCTTAACTTTTAATCCTCCCTTTTCAAATGTAAAATCAGCATCTGGTTGATCGGCCATTTGCTGTTCTCTTTGCGCCTTTTGAATTGCAAGTTTCTGCAATTCATCTTGCCTAAACATTTCCATCATTGCTGGTACATCTAATACTGCCATAAATCTCCTTATATCTTAATTAAGTTTCCAAGGCCAGTAGCAATTTGTCCAAATTGTTCAGCTCCACTTGGCTGTCTTGCAATCGCTCCAGTATAAGCACCATAAGTGCTGGCCTGGTAATCAGCCATAGAATTGTAAATACTCGCAGCATTTTGCGCCAAATTAACTGGAATTGCAGGATTGGTTGTTTGATAAAATTGATTCGCAGCAGCTCCAGTATTAAACTGCCCAGGCTGCGCTTGATTTGCATTGATATAATTCTGGAATTGCGCGTTCTGCTGGCCAAGTCTTTGCGATCCCAAATTATATAGCGATGGACCACCAGCAATAAAATTAGATGCGGCACCAAGTCGTGCCTGTTGCAGCGTATCGCGCAAGGCAAGATCCCTTGCGGTTGCGGCTCCGGTTGTTTCGCCAGATGCCAAGAACTGCTGCGCCGCCCCGTAACGCGCAAGCTTGCGTTGTTCTCCGGCGGCACCAATCTGTGCTGCTTCCTGCACTGCCGGTCCAAGGCCAAATACGTTACCACGCGCTGTCTGTGCTTGGCGAACAGCCTGTTCGTAACCACGTCTTTCCTCGGCTCCCAAGGTCGAGCCAAGCTGAAGTTGATTTAACGCTTCCTGCTCAATCGTATTGCGAAGCTGTTCAGTCTGTGCCGTGGTGGTTGGTCCAAGTGGCTGCGTTGCCATTTGGCGATATTGCCTACCAAGACCAACAGCAGTTCTATATGCCTCTGGATCAATCTGGCGAAGCTGATCGCTTGCGCGTTCTTCAGGAAGCTTTGCATATTCACGGAAAGATGTGATCTGACTTAATCCCTCTTTATCGGATGTGGTTACAGGAGTAAAATTCTTAATTTGCTCACTGGCTTTTTTAACAGCATCTTGAACGCTCGTTAAGTCGGACTTTAACTGATTTACATAAACCTGACTTGATTCCCTACGCGCATCTCCAGAGGGAAGTTGATCCAGCAATTTTTGCGCTGAATCATATCTTTGTTGAATGCCCACAATTTGAGCATTACCGCTGTCAACAATTGAATTAAGTTTATTTAATTTTGAATTGTTGTAATCATTCAAAATTTGTTGATCCGAAACCTGAAAGTTAAGCTTGCTTGAAATATCCGAAGTTCCAAAATTATTTTCACCACTTAATGATGCGAGTGCTTTGCTTTGTGCAGAACCTGCTCCTGATGAATCTCCAGTACCTCCAGCAAGTGCCGCAATTTGCTGCGCTAATGCGTTTCTTGTGTTTTCTTGGCTTGTTGCTTCTTCTAGCTTTTTCTGTAATGCATCAATTTGAGGTTGCGTTTTTGCGGTTATTGTTTTTGCAAGTTCTTCATCTTTCCGCTTCTGAATAAGTTTGTTTACCTCTGCACCATCAAGTAATTTTCCTCCGGCAGCAAAACCACCTTCTGCCGCTTGCCTTCTATTTGTAGGCGAAGCGCCTTCAAAAAATTCTCCGCCTGGATGAACCCAATATGTTGTTCCTGGTTTTGCAAAACCAACATTTACTTCGGATATATTTCCAGACTCAATGCCTTTTATTGCCATAACTAATTAAATTTCTTTTGCTTTATATTTTTCGGTTGTAATCTTTTTCGCGGCTTCATTCCTCTTGAGAACATCTTCTATGTTTGTCGTATATTCAGGAGCGCCTATTGCCGGAGCAATTCCACCCGTATAATCAACTGGAGCAACACCTGCATTAAATGCAACATTACGCTCAACAGATGATTCGGCAGGCTGTCCGTATGTTCTTGCAAATTGCGCTGTTAATTGATTTCCAAGTCCGCGATTTAACGCATACGCCTGTGGACTATATTCATACTGTCTTCGCAGTCCCTCAAGAGTACGCTGGCCACCGTATTGTCTCTCAAGCTGAAGACCTGCCTGAACCTGAGCAAGCTGATCTGCTGCCGCCATCTGTCTCTCAAGCTGGCGTTGCTCTGGCATATACTTGACGCGAAGGGCATTTTCAAGAGCTGCAATGTCTGGAGATTTTTCAATGTATGTTTCAAGCGATGAACGATAAAACAAGGCATTGGCCTGCGCTGCCTGCATTGGATCTGGAGGCGGAGGAGGTGATGGAATTTTAGGACTTCCACCCATATTAAGCCATAGCCTTTCGCATAAAATTCATGTAATCGTAACTCCTTGGTTTTCCGGAACGGTTAAATGTGATCCGCTTGCGAGGACCAAAACGCTTTGCCAGAAGTAACAGCAAGCATCTCAAGGATTTAGCACCTTTTGATGATATAGTCAAGTCCACAAAAACATTCTCTCCATCTTCGCTATGCACATAATGGTCAGGCGTTTGTCCATCTTTTATGCATCTAGCCAAAGCCACACCAGCTATGCCATCTTCATCCCTTACAATTCCAACCATGCCCTGCTTCTCAAACCATCCAAACCATTCAGTTAGATTAGGCCACATAGCCTCCGGAACACAGCTTTTTTCAATATATTGAATAGGCGTCACAAGCTCTTTTGCACCTCAATTGTGTCTGGGTTGGCTGCAGCAGCAATTTGCCGCACTGCCATCTTTCCTGCAACACTGGAAATCTTGACATTAAGCAACCTCCACTTTTCGTATTTGCGAAGATCGCTGGCAATTCGTTTTTTAACTGATGTTGGAAGTGATGCTGGAAGTGTGAATGGAAGGGTTAGTGCAGCACTTGAAATATTTAGATTTGGCTGAACATCAATATCCCCAACATCAATATCGCGCTGGATGGATATGCTTGTATCCGTGGAATAAGAATCATCAAAAATTACCTCAAAATGACTTCCGTATTTAAGAGCAAAAGTATCTCCAAAGTTAAAATCTTTCGTGCGCACAGATGATTCATAATTTTGTCCAGCATCCAAATAGTCTGCTGATGTCAATTCTGATGGTGATTTGTAACCAAAATATTGATTAATATTTCCAGTTGTTGTCTTGAATGTTGCGCGAAGGCCCTGGCTTTCAAAGTTTGTTAAAGCAAATTGCATAACTTGCGGAGTCCATATTCCCTCAAAAGCATTCAACGCAGTATTGTACACAAGTATGGTGTCATTGTAGTCATTTGATCCAGTTGGGAATGACATGAAATATCTGTTGTCGTAAAATATTGCAGTTGAAATATTAATCTTTGCAGGATTAATGCTCTGAATA